TTGAGCTTTGATCATAAAGACCAGCAAGCGTGTCTAGGTCATAAGGTGGATTTACAATATCATAAAGTGAATAACCACTAACTCTTTCTGGATCAATGTATTTAGAAGGAGTGCCATCAGCGCCTTCGTGTTTCTTCTGAAGCCTTTGCGCTTTTCTTTTCATTTTTGGCGATAGTGTAGAAATTTTTACAGAATCAAAAGGATCATATTCTTCTACTTTTTCAAGATTGCCAATATATGAAATATCATCTATTTCATTTTCAACAATAAAGTCTTCAACAACTTCCATTTTTCTTTCCATGTTAACCCCTATTTCCAAAGTGCTCATCAAACATGTCTTCATAAGGGTCGGCTACAAAACCTGCAGCTAATCTTTCTGTTTGATCATCTCTTTCAGATGCACTAATTTTTCTAGCACCAGCAACCCATCTGATATATCCGTCATCATCGCCTGACCAGTATTTACCAGCCTGAAGAACTCTTTTCTCAATAGATGGGTCATCAACAATACCTTCTGCTGAAAGGACTCCATCGCCATCGGACAAAGCTTCGCCATCTTTTGTAAAGTAGACACAGACTCCATATCTTCTTTCTGGAACCCAAAGTTTTTTACTTTTAATCATATCTGATGACATAAGTTAAATTATATCATCAATATTGTAAAAAATGGTACAGAGATGTTCAATTTTTATCTGACTGGGCATGCACCTGTAGCGCAATTATCCATATCAAGGGTTAAGTCTGTAGCGTTTTGATGAATTGGTGTTGAAAAATCAAGTTTTGCAACAGATTTGTTATATTCATCTTCACTAATTTCCTCATATGGAGGAAGAGGGAAGTTGTGATCAACATGAAGAAGGAAAGATACCGACTTAACACCATTATCATAATTCTCACTCAACCATTCTTTAATTGCAGGAAGCTCTTCTTTACGATAATAAACAGTTACTGAGACAGCGTTATCCGCCCACTCCTTCTGCATTGACTGAACTACCTCAAGTTGCTGTACAGCTGTCATTTCTGAGGCAAGGATAGATCCCTCTGGTGATTTGCATGGGAATTCAACAACATATCTGGTGTGATCTTCACGACCATCCAAGCCAATATCCCAAACAACTTTATAACCACGCTTTCTACAAGCATCAACTAGCGGATCTACAGAGCTAAAGCGAACTCTTCTTGTGTAGTACTTAGCAAATGCTGGGTGAATACCAGGGGTGACTCCAGGTAGCAATGACAATGTACCTGAAGGCTGAACTGTGGTTAAGCGAACAGATGGGTTCCATCCACGCTCCTTGCTATAAGCCTTATCAAAATTCTTCAAGTACTCATAAGTCTTTGAAAGCCAACCAATCTGAACTTCACTGCATTGCAACACTCCAGTAATTGATTGACCAAGACGAGCATTCTTGTGAACAATACTATTTGTTTTTTCATAAGGGTATGAAAGTCTAGTAACTTGCTTTTGCAACATGTACAGAAGTCTAGAAACTTCCATCATCTGCGCAAGCGATTCAATGTTTGGCAAAAAGATTGTTGCAAGATTGCATGACTCACCGTCAGCAAGAGCAATTTCTGCACATGGATTAAATCCTTCAATACTTGGGTCTGGTGACTTCTCGCCAAGTCTTCCATGTGATTTTGCAAGCTTTCTGTTTAACAAACCGTATGGCTCGCCAGTTCCGTCATAACCTTTCCAGAACTCTGGAACGATTTCTTCATAACTATCTGCATAAATACTATTGTTGCTGTTTGATCTCCATGCTGGGACATTACCGCTACCCCAGTTTTTGGCACGAAGAAACAACACATCATCAGGATCACCAATTGCAATTTGTGCGGAACGGCGTGATGAACCTGAGATTACAATACGACCAATGATGTTGCAAATATCCAACACATCAACAGAGCGAACTTTCTTTCCAACTCTTGCATCAAGAACTTTGCAAATATCAACTAAGCCCTCAACAAGAGCGCCAGGACCAGATGCAATTCCACCAAAAGTTTTTAGCGGAGCGCCATATTCACGAATAAGAATTGTTGAATATGTAAAAGACTTTCCAGTGTGGAAATACGACTCAAGAACTTTGTGAAGCAATTCTCTCCAACCCTGTCGTGAGTCTGGAACAATGAAATCAGCGTCTGCTGATCTTTCTGCAGTAATATAATTTACTTTCTTCACTTTCGGAAGATCGTGAATCTTAGAACGCTCAACTGAGAATCCAACTCCACCGCCAAGCATTAGATAATCAAAAAGCAATTCAAAGTCTTGAATCTTCTCAATGTTTGTGTAAAAGCAATTATTAAGAGATGTTCCAGAAAATTGTGAAACAAGTGGTGTGCCTAATTGCCATAAAGCTCTTCCAGCAACGGAGCAACGCAAATTAAACATGTGGTCAAACAAAGCCTCTGCTTCTTCTTGCGTGTATGGAACGCCAATCTCTACAGCGCCATCAATAACTCTTTTAATAGTTTGTGTCCAGGACTCCGTAGCATCAGTGCCTTCAATCTTTCTGCTATATGTCCTAAGGAATACAATCTCCCCTAGACCGCCAAAACCCCAAGGCGGGGTTTGTGTATCGTACTTTGCGATAAATTCTTTTGTTAATAGTGACATTCAATTACCTCCGAAATAATAGAGAGACCAGTTTAGATGCTAAGACTAGCAGAGTCAAAGATTAGTACTAAGGACTATGATAAAGAATTTTGATAAAAATTCAATCGCTCAAGAATTTTATCGGCAGTTGATTCCCATGACCACTCCGAGTGAATAATTCTTGCAGACTTAAGGGCATACTTTTTAAACTCATCATATTCAGAAACAACATGAGTCATTAAATCAAGAAGTTGTTCAAAATCTGGAGAAGCCCAGTCTCCAGCATCAGTTGCATATAAATGATCTTGCCAATCAGCTTTAGTGTAAGTAGCGTCAAGAGGTATTCCATACTGCGCAAAGTCAGCACAACCAGTAAGGTTGGTTACAATAGTTGGCATTCCAGTTGCCATTGATTCAAAAGGAATTAAACCAAACCCCTCACCACTTGTTGGATAAACCATGCAGTGACATTTGTGGTATAGAGTAACCATCTGATCAGTTGTAAATGTTTCTGGGATTGCAATAATCTGAGGATGTCTAGATGCAGGAACTAATTGATTATCAATGTAGCATTCTGCAAAACAGAACTTGTTATATTTCAATACAAGTCTAAAGTTATCATCACCCTCATACAGATCAAGAAAAGCATCAACAACCATTTGTGCATTTTTTCTTTTTGAATCTCCGCCAACATGAAGGAAATTAAAACGACCAGTCAGCTCTCTTTCAAATATCTCAAACTCTGGAGATACACCATGAGGGATTGTGTAGACATTTGCATTAACATTATTCTCAATATAAACATCTCTGATGAAATTAGATGTAGCCCAAACCTCATCACATTTCCTCATTCCATCCATCCATGAGTGAGGAACTTTCGTTGACTCCCAGGGTGTGTAGCCAATATTGTACTTTGAAGGAAACTGATAGTACGGAGGTGGACAGAAGTTGACATGGTAATCAATATCTTCTCGGTTATAAAATACAGCGACTTGTTTTGACTGAAGGCTACGGATTGTTGAGAGGGCAGCGTTGAAGTAACCCTGGCTATACCAAAGGTCGCCAGAGGCATCTTGATTGTTCAAACTAAACCATGAAATTTTTTGCATTTGTTGCTACTCTGCCTCGTTCTCCAAAATTACTTTTTCCGATGAAAGGTTTAAACATCTTACACCCTTTTTCATAAGCTTAAGGGCGACTTCTTCAGAAATTTCACAGGTGATAGGCATACCCGTAAATACACATCGGGCAGCACCGATGTAAAAATCATCAAAACGAGAGATAGTGATATCAGATGGATCAACAATTGCGGCGGGTCCATAGTCATCAGACTCAACAATCGCAATTATCTCCATACAACATACTACCACTTCTTTGATAAAAACAATAGTTGTCCCGTGTATACTAGTATGCTTAGCATGCTAGATATACTAAGTATACATGAGTATTTATAGTTTACTTAAGTTTACTAGGTATGCTAAGCATGCTAGTATACTAAGCATGCTGTGCATGCGAAGCATATCATTTTTTAAGAGCTTGTCAAGGGGATAAAAATATTTTTTATTAATTTTTTCTCCGAAGCAATCTGGTATCATGTACATATGAAAAATTTTATTGCTTATATTATCTGGAGTTTTCTATCGCTTTTAGGTATTAAGTATTCTATTGAATTTGGTGCGAATACAGATATCGGTTGGATTTCTCCATTACTTGCTGTATATTCTCTCCAGATGATTTTTAGTGTTTTTGCGTTATTCATTGCAGTCATTACTGAAAGTAAGTATGAGAATAAGTAACTACGATAGCGAACTTAATTTACAAGACATTGAAAGTTTGTCTGTAATGATTAAAGCGGTTCCGTTTGAGAATTCGTTTGTTCCCGCATTTTTAATTATTTCACCTGACGATAACTATAAAATGGACATTGATGAAATAAATGCGTTAATGGATGGAGTTGAGATTGCAAAAGCAAGGCTTGATGAAATCATTGATTATGTTTTAAGAAAAAAGATATTTAAAAATGCAGAGGAAGAGGAGAAAGAAATAGATGATTTTGGGGAGAGTGATTGAGGATTTTCCTTATCCTGAAAAAATTTGTCCGTATTGCTTTAAGAAACTAACCGTTGCTAATGCAATACATTGGGAAGGAGATAAGTATCACTACAAAGCTTTATACTTAGACCCGAACCCTCACTGCCCAGTCTATGACGAGGGCGCTCTGCAAGCCTACGCCAGAATATACTATTCGTCTGAAGACGCTTATGCTTATTATCACGATGTAAAGATACCCATTCAAAGATGGGGGCGTGATGACTTATATAGCGTTTATCAATAATTCATGATAAACTAATAGTTACTATGCCGATTAATAATTGCTCAAATGATGGAAAGCCAGGTTATAAATGGGGTGATTCTGGAGCTTGTTACACATACACTCAAGGGAATAAGAAATCAATGACTGATGCAAGAAAGAAAGCTCTTGCTCAAGCAACCGCTATGGGTGAATTTAAGTTTGAAAAAACAGCAGAAGAATTATCTCTACAGTTAGCAGAAGATGTAATTGATCTATACATGGTTCAAAAAAGTCTCACACAATGGTTTAAAGAAAAATGGGTTGATCTTTCAAGACCAAAAGCTGGTGGTGGATTTGAGCCATGCGGTAGAGCAGATGCAAGTTCTGGTAAATATCCAAAATGTGTTCCAGCCGCTCGTGCTGCAAGAATGACACCTGAGCAAATCGCATCAGCCATTAGGCGTAAGCGCACAGCTGAGTCATCCCAAACCAGGGAAGATAAGAAGCCGATCAATGTTTCAACAGAGGTTGAGAAAGCATCTCGCAATGTTCCGACAAACCCAGCCCTTTATGCCCGAGTCAAGGCTGAGGCTAAAGCGAAGTTTGATGTTTATCCATCCGCCTACGCAAATGCATGGCTTGTCCGTGAATATAAAAAGCGTGGTGGTGGTTACAGAACGGTTTCAAAATCAATTGATTCAGTAGAGAAGGTAGCCGAGGATTTGGCGCAAGAAGAAGCTGTTCTTGCCGACATGTTGACCATGCTTGCTAACCTGTATGGTAAGTTCAATGAAGACCAGACTGGTATCTGGGCTGGTTATGATTCACCAGAAGAAAACGATGTAAAAGACATCGGTGTTAAGTGTTCAAATTGCGTCTTGTATGATGGCAATGGTGTTTGCAAGATTATTGCTCAAAAAGTTGAAGAAGAAGGTAAGTGCAGATTTGCCATCATCCCAGATGGGGTTGTTGACATAAGCAATGAAGATTACGAGGATAACTAAGTAGATCGGGTATACACCCTTTGAATAATAAATATGATATGCTTATAAGCATATCTTTGATATAAGGAGATTCTATGAAAGACAATATGAAGAAGATGGTTTCTGACCACAACGCAATGAAGTCCTGGCATGAGACATCAGCAAAAGCTGCTGCTGAACAAATGCAAGATCACATCAAGGCTGCTGCTTGGCACGATTCACAAGTTAACATGATCAAGGGAATGATTAATGAAGTTCCTCTTGACCCAGAAAAGAAGGTAAGCTCAGTACCAACTGGTGGATCAGCATCTGCTCCAACATCGGGTGCTGGAATGGCTTCACCAACAAAGGAAGTTGCTCTTGACCCAAAAACTGTTAAGAAGAGTGATTTGATTGAAATTCTTTCCGAGCACGAAGGTCAGTTCGGTAAGTTTGACATGGCAGTTGAGGACATTGCAAGCTTCTTGCTTGCAGAGTAATCACGGCACATGGAAGCTATAACCGTTGCCCTAATCGCTGCTGTAGGAGGAATCCTAGCAGCACTAATTCAGCAAACAAGAAAAGAAAATAAAGAAGATCATGGCGTAGTCGCATCTTTACTAACCGATCTACATAAAGATGTTTCTAATGTAGAAGTTAAACTTGATAGACATATTGAGTCACACGCTGTAACAGCGGCTAAAGAAGTAGTGAAGAAAGCAGTTAAGAAAACTACAACTAAATAATTTTAGCGGGTATTTCTAGGCTTATATTTTTCCGAAAGGTTATATAGGTGGTGGAGATACCCGCTATTTTTTTATTTATGACTTGATTTTCGTTTTTATAAGTGGTAATCTCTCATTGACCTAAGAGAAAGAAGACAAGATGTCAGATGAAAGCTTTATTGAAGAAGATAATGATTTTATTGGAACTAAAGATTTTGACAATATTTGCGACAATCTAATTTCCAAAGTCCCTGTTGATAGTCATAGAGAAGCCTATAGTGTGATATATGGTCACTACAAAGGATGGGCTCCGTCTAAGACAATCAAGCACTATAACATTTCAGAGGAATTGTATAGCTATTATGCAAACCTCTTTGATTTCACAGAAAGGGGGGAGAAGATTATGGCTGGAAGAAAATCCAAGCAAGATAATATTGTCAGTTTTTTGACAGGCAATGTTGGAAAGGTAGTAACACCGATTGAAGTTTCTACGAATGTAGAAATCTCATTGCCAACATTCTACAATTTTTACAATGCTAATCGTGGTTACTTTAAGAAAGTAAAGCGTGGACATTTTGAAATTGTAGATCCAAAAGTAGAAAGAGCAAATAGTTAATTATGGAGAAGCAAGTGGTTGTGCGAAATATGAAGTCATGGGAATACTGTGCGGAAGAAGCCGTAAAGGATTTGTTTTGGTTCGTAGATAGGTTTGATATAACTGGCATGACCCTTGAGTGCGGTACTTCTCAAAAATCACGAATGAGTAATTTTTATTGGGATGGCTTAAACATTGAGCTATCAAATGACCACATCAGTAATATCAAAAATATTATTGACTGGTGCATTGATAGTAAGGCATGGGAGAGCGATCCACATTATTACCCAGGAGAGAATGATGATAAGTTAATGTATTGCCGACAGTACCATAGTTGGCTATGGTCAATGATTGGTGCTGTCGCTCTACATTATTGCAAAGTAAATGGTATTGAGTTGAATAAAGAAATGCTCACATCTACTTTGATTAAGAAACAAAAAGACTATGGTCCAAAAAATATTGAAAGATTTGGGCTAAATGGTCTTACCATCAGACTACACGACAAGGTTGCGAGATTAGAAAATCTTCTGTCAAAACCAAAAGGAGTAACTAATGCAGTATCAAATGAAAGCATTTATGATACATTGCTTGATATTGGCGGCTACGCTGCGATTGCAATAATGTGGATTCGTGAAGAGTTCTTGTTACCAATGGGTGATTTATGATTTTATTTAAAGATTTAAATATTGGCGATATTCCATCAACACCTTTTAGCTTATCAACAATTCCAAGCACAGATGAAGCTGACGAAGTAATCCTTTCCTATGCGAAAAGATACGGGCATCCTGTTGGGTACCTTCAGGAGCAAAATGGGAAAATTGTTCAAAATATTTTTCCGATTAAAAAATCAGCAGAAGATCAAATATCATCATCATCAAAAGCTACGCTAGAGCTTCACACAGAAGCTGCTTTTCATCCGCATCTCCCAGACTACCTGCTATTGCTGTGTTTGCGTGGAGATGAAAATGCTGGAACAACATATGCTCTTTTATCTGATGTATTGAAAAATATACATATTGGGGTTGTTAATATTTTAAAGAAAGATTTGTTTGAAACATCTGTTGATGAGAGCTTTAGACTAAATGGGGAAGAAGATACATTTGTAAGACTTCCAGTTCTAACTGCTGATTCAAATGGTCAATACAAAATGAAATATGATAGAACCGTTATGAAGGGAATAACAGAAGAAGCGCAAATGGCTTTGGATGTTTTTAATAAAGCTATTGAAAGAAATAAACAAACAGTTTTTTTAAACACTGGTGATCTAATTATAATTGACAACGCAACAACTGTTCATGGTAGAACATCATTTAGCGCAAGATATGACGGATCAGATCGGTGGTTGAAAAGAGTAGTTGTAAGAAAAGAAATAGATTCTATTACAGATACCAACTTATGTCCAGAAACTGGATATACTGTAATAAATAAATACAAAGAGGACAGTGATGACAAATAATTTTAATAACACAGAAAAAAATTTCAACCCGTTTTTTGGAACAATGGAAGTGAATTTTGAACAATGGATTAATACTGGGATAGATAATGGCTGGATCAGCAGACCAGTATGCTCAACTCATGATGGCATCCCAACAAGCCATGATGAAGATTTAGAATGGGAAGAGGGAAATGATCCATGTATTTATGCAGTTCGTCTTTTCGCTGATGAAGCCGAGAGAATGCTTGTTATGGAAAACATGAATTATTTTAACGGTGGACATTAATGAGTAAAAACACTCCACTTGTGCAACCAATTGATCCCTGGATTCAGAGATATGCGAATAAGCTTAAAAACATGATGGGTCTTTCTCATTGGACAATTCACATGAGTCCTAAGCCATGCAATGTTGATGCTTTAGGTGAAACAGAAGTTATACATGCTCAGAATCTTGCAACAATTTATTTACATAAAGATTTTCGTAAAGATACGCCTGAAGATATTCGTGCAACAATGGTTCATGAACTTCTTCATTGCCACATGAGTCATATATCAGAAGTTGTTCATGAAATCCTTAAGCCAGAAGAAGATGATCAAAAAGGTAAAGCTATTCATAAAGCAACAATATCAGTTGTTGATTATGAAATTGAAAGAATCATTGATGCAATATCTGAGTCGCTTGGTAAATGGATGCCTACACCCGACATGCCAAGAACAAAAACAACTAAGCCAAGAGTTGCTAAAAAAGCAGTAAGGAAGAAAAAATAAATGATTCCAAACTGCGTGATCGTAAAGAGAAACGAAACTCAGTTTTTATTGTTTGATAAACCAGATGTGGTTTCAAATGGAATCAGAAATAGTAATGGCTGGGAAGGGCATCTGGAAACTATCTCAGAAAGGTTTCTTGTGAACACCTTTGGTGGTTCTGTACTGGATATCGGAGCTAACTTAGGAAGCTACTCGGTTCCTCTCGCCCAGAAATTTCCTAATGTAACTTTTCACTCTTTTGAGCCGCAAAGAATTATTTTTTATCAGCTATGTTCAAATGTTTTAATTAATGCTCTGCATAATGTTGTTTGTCATAACTATGGTATATCAGATCGCAATGATAAGTTTATGGTAATAATGCCAGACTATGCTACTGAAACAAATGTTGGTGCGTTCAGCCTTGACGAGCAGACTCGTGATAATAATTATGAATGCGCAACTAAAGGATTGATGGAAGAGATTGAGATTAGAATTCTTGATGATCAATCTTTTAAAAATGTTAGACTAATCAAAATTGATGTTGAAGGTCTTGAGATGGAAGTTCTTAAAGGTGCGTTAAAAACAATTGAAGATAACAACTTTCCTCCGATTATTTTTGAAGCTTGGACTTATAAGCCCTGGTATGAGGATAGGAGAAAAGAGCTTATTAAGTTTGTTGAATCTCTTGGTTATAACATCACTACTATCGGTGAAAACAATATTGCTCAACACAACACCCATCCGCAAATAGAATTTAGATTTGAGGTGATTAAGAATGTCTAAACAAGATAAAATTACTCATGCAGTGTATTTCACACTTCATGCAATTACAATTGCTATACTGTTAATTAAGTAATACAATGGCGAGTAGCTCAGTTGGCAGAGCAAGGGACTGTTAATCCCTGGGTCGTAGGTTCAAGCCCTACCTCGCCAGCCATGTTGATTATTGATAACTATGTACCTATAGAAGAACAGGGGTATCTGTATGAATACTTTACCGA